TCACGCGGCTGTTTTGTCCTGATTACGGTACGAATGGCTGATTAGTGTTGCCAAGGCCATCCGGTTACCAGACCCATCAAAACTGAGCGCACCTTCATCAAAATCGAAATCGACGATTTGCGCGGCTTCCTCTGGTATGTGGGCGCGCAAGCCTTCCGGGTTCGACCACCCCATAGTCAGTTCGTCGTCGCCGCACTCTTCATCATCCGCCGTGTCCATTTCTAGATCGTCAAAGCGTTCGTTGCCGAAGCATTGGGGCGTGCTGCCGATCGATGGTTCAAAGTCTGCGTTGTCTTCCAGGTCTGGATCCCCATCGAGGAGATCCAGCAGCGCAATCAACTGCTCTACGTAAGCTTCAATGGTTTCGCGGCGCAGCTCCTGAACCGCCTTGCTCATACTGAGGCCCTCCCGGCAACTTCTGCTACGGACTCGATGAACCTCGCGATCTGCCCTAGCGGCCTTTCATCAGACTTCGTGATTTTCATGAGCGCACCTGCGGTGACGGCGAGGGCGTCAGCTTTCATTCCCAAGCCGGCGACCGTGTAGGCCGGGCACTGGGAAATCTGATTGGCCGCCTTTAGAAGCCGACCGTCGGCCTCCTTGACGCGCAGCCGAGCGGCATCGGCTCCAGAAATTTCGCGAAGACGCGCGGTTTCGGCCTCGTACTGTTCAGCGAGGCCGATATTCATTTCGTACTCCCTAATCATCTTATCGCGAAACAGTTGATGGCGGACACGAGCTTTTTCTGTACGGCCCTTCGGAGAGGATCGCTTCCATTTCTCGACTACCTCCCGAGCCCTGCTACTCGTGAGGACGGAGAAGCAGGTCCTCGGAGTTGCACGCCGGAATTTCGCTGACATCCGCTTCGTCAGATCGGCCGTGTCTCTCACGATGTAGCGGCCAATTATGTCCCGCTCACCGTCGTCTAAGTAACTTCCATCCTGCGCGTTCGCGCCCCATAGCAGCGCCTCGGGAGCGAGTGGCCACCGATGCTTCCACTCATCGGCCAACCACTCTCGGGCTTGGTGCGCCTCCTTCAGATCGATACAGGCATCACAGAAGCTTTCGTATGCAGAGATCAGTTCGGGGCTCTCCGCCTGCTCACTGGAAGTGCCGAGCGCCTGCGCAGCAACGGCGCCAAACGCATCGGGTGCTACGGCGACCGCCGCAACGGTCGAGGCGGCCGTAAAACCCAATAGCAGGGCGCGGCGTGAAACAGTATTGTCAACAGCTGCTACTTTGGTGCAAGATTTGGCTTCCATCATTGTCTCCTTGATCAGGGTTGGTGGTGGTTTGGATCGGGGAGGGTAGCCGCCCTTCCTGGTCCCTATGAAATCGTGGCCGGTCAGCTACGATCGAGCAGGCTTCGCCAGTTATCCACATCCTCCTCTTCCATTTATTGTGTATCAGCCACAATTAACTATGTTTGGAACATAGAGCTTGTATTAGTGCCTTGTCAACAGCTATCTGTGTGCTGTAAACATATCTCTATTGATTTTGAAAGGTGGCTGATGCTCACGACCGGGAACCAACTGAAGGCAGCGCGGGCTCTGATTGGCATGGATCAAACAACCCTAGCCGGCTTAACCGGCCTTCACGTGAATACTATCAGAAGCATGGAAGCCGCAGGCTTGAAGTCGATCGCTGGGCGAGCCGAGAACGTCCAAAATGTTCAGCTCGCCTTGGAAAATTCAGGGCTGGAGTTTTTGAACCATGGGAAGCCGGGCGTTAGGCTGACGGTTGAGGGCAAATAATGGAAGACGAGGAAAAGGGATCGGGCAACCACGGTGATTTCTTCGCAGTCGATGCCCACAGCTGGAGGCACGTTTGCGGAGATGGGATCAATGCTGCCGTGGCGTACTTGGTTATGTGCCGCGGCAGTGGCGGCGATAATCTGACAACGCGCTGGTCAGTGGCAGCTGTCGAAAAATATACCGAAATATCTCGCCCGCGCGCCAAGGCTGCGATTCTGAATCTTGAGCAGAAAGGTCGGATCGAGCGCACTAGGGGCGGGCGGAATCCTATCTACAAAATTCGATTGCAGGGAGCGTCCGATGCGGAGCCCGACTGGATCTGGCTTCCCAATTCGATTGTGGACGGCGCGGGTAATGAAACGCCGCCAGTCGAGCGACTGCGGGCAAGAAAAGATCCATTCACTCTGTGGTTCTTCGTCAGCCTGTATTCACTTCATCATCTAGCGACTGACGGCGGCATAGAGTGGCGGCCTGACCATGGGATGCGGGTTGTTCACTACTTCGAGAAGGTTTCGGAGTGGGGACAATACAATGTCATGGCCTATTCGTCCGCCCTGGCTGAACGGCCAGACCAGTTCATCCCCACCGGCAATTTCATGGGGCACTCCGCAGATCAGGTCTCGCCAGCAGTTTCCACTCTTTTGCAATTGGGTTACCTCGAAATTATCCCGTATCTAGTGGACTCAGACAGTGACGATGGCGAAATCGTACATCCGCTCGATGGTAGTCTGGAAGTGGAGGAGGAGCTCGGCAAGGCGGCCCGTGCTGCAGCTTTGGCGATGATGCCTGAGTGGAGGAAGGAGCTTCCCGATTTTGATCAGGAGGGCGCTCTCGTACCGGTCCACCGAAACTTGGTAAAAGCGACTGTCATCGGCATTTTCAGGCTCCTCTACCGTCCGCACACCGCAGCAACGGCGCGGTGGGCTAAAAAATTAGAAGAGTGGCAGGATATCGCAGGCGAGTTTCGCAAGACGACAGACGGCATTTATGGTAGAAGTGTTAACGATTACAGCAGCATGCAATATCAAGGGGAACTCAAGGTTGATCAATGGTAGGTCAATGTTGCTCAAGGGGAGATGAAGCCTGATCAAGATCCTCCTAGGAGTAGGATATGGCTCCTTTTGGAGCGCGCGCAGCAAGACAGGGCAAAATGCGGTCAAGTGCAGGGTCACGTTAAGGGGAGAGGGCTAGCGGGTATGAATCACTATCTTGAACTGATGAGGGAGGAAAACCGCAAGCTCGGAGCAAGCCGCGACGTTGCTTTGGCTTTGGAAAAGGGTGAATGCCGAGAGGTAGTGCCTCGAACAAATGTCGTCTGGGTTAACTTTCGACGATCAAAGACAGAGAGCCAGAGCAACAACAAGCCGCCCGTCTAAGGCGGCTTTTTTGTTGGGGAATACGTGGAAATAATGCAGAAAATCCTTTTAAATCAGTAGTTTTCGATTCATCACCGATTCGGAATATGCTATAACGTAGGTGTTGATTGTGAATGTCCACGGAAACACAGGAATCATAACCGATGCGTTATCTGACAACGACCGATGTGAAAGACAGATACCATATTAGCCAGACCACGCTGTGGCGCTGGACCAATGACGACAAAATCTCATTTCCTCAGCCGATGACAATCGGCCGGCGCAAACTGTTCAAAGAGGAAGAAATTGAATCTTGGGAGAGGTCCCGCGCGAAGGCGGTAGCGTGACGCCCGCCAAGGAAGCAGCACAGGCGCTCGTGTCGCCAAACTCAAAACGCCCGTGCCGCGGATCATCGATAGCAAAAAGGATCACTACCAATGACACACAAATCCAAAGCACAGGTTGCCGGCCGAATCCAGCTTTATGACGGCGATATGCCGATGGGGCTGCCGATTACCGTGGTCGGCCGAGAATGGTGGGCGCTTCGGCAACTGATCGAGGCCGGTGACAAGGGTTGCACACCGATCGACAACCCGGCTCCTCGTTGGGCACATTATGTCTGGCTCATGCGCGGCAACGGCATTGATGTCGAGACCATCCACGAAGCCCATGGCGGGCCGTTTCCCGGGTCGCATGCGCGATATGTACTACGGACAAAGCTTTCGGTTGTGGAAGAGGTCGGGAGCCTGGCTGCATGACATCGGGAGACCAATCGCCGGTTGACGGCGCCGCAAGATGGCTAGCGGCGAAGATCGATCACATGCCGAACGTCATCGGCATTCTTCGACAGAGGTTTGGGCTGTCTACGGTGCAGGCTGCCCAAGCCTGCACCCTGGCGAACAAATACCGTCGTCACGTGACGGACTGTGACGTCACTTCTGTCACTCGTGACGTTGACAGTGACGCGAGATGTAACGTTACGCCGGCCACCCTTTCCGCTCCGAAAGGTGCCGCATGACAAAGATCCTCAACGTCACGCGGAACGATGACGGCCAGTTCGAGATCACCGACCAGCGCGGTACGGTGGTCGAAGGTCCGTTCGACACAAACGCCGCTGCCTGGTCTGCGCTCGACCGCATTGACCGCGATACGATCCCCGGCAAGCCTCGCAGCAACAAGAAGGTTCTCTGGGGCAAGCCGGAGAAGCCAGCAAAGCGCAATGGCAAGAAGGCGGGCATGCGCAAGGCTGCGAAGGACGAGCACCGGATGAAGGTCAATGCCGCAAAAGCGCCTGGCTGGGTGCGATCAGTGGCCGCTGCCACGTTCGATCCGGCCGGCGAGCGCAATTATCGAGATCACCGGCTCGGCACGTTCGGCGCTGCCTCCGAAGTGAAGCGTATCGATCCGGCAACGTATCTGGCAGAGAAAGCAGCGAGGGGCGAATGACCATCAAGGAAAGGCAGGAACGGGAAGCGCACGACCGCGAAAACCCATGGCGCCCGATGTCGACGGCAAGGGCCGATGGACTGATCTGCGACCTCCTGTTCGACGACATGGCCGGGCATTTTCCAACTGACGGTCTTCAGTATTTCCTCGATCCTGACGGCACTTGGTATCCAATCAATCCGCCGATCAAAATGTTCTTCATGAGGAAGCCCATTAACTGGCGCCCGTCGTACGTTCGGATGACTCCCGAACGCCGGGCATTGATCAAGAGAAAGGCAAAGGCTTGAGAATGACGGCAAAGCGGAAGAAGCCCACCGGTGAGCTCGAGTGGCAGCCCAAAATCAAGCTCGAAAAGGTCACCGTCGACAACCCGTTCTACTCCAAGGCTCACCAGGGCATCGAAGCCAACCCGGTGAAAATCCAGGCGCAGATGAACATTCGCGAGAGCGCTATCGTCACGCTCGCTGCCAGGAAGCAGATCAACGAGGCCCAGCTTGCAGCAGCAACGCGTTTCAGGGCGCTCTATGAAGCCATGGGAGGGGCAGGGGCCGGATCGTTCGACTACAGCCGAGAGCCGGTTGACGGCGGCGGATCGCGCGAGCCTCTGACGGAACAGCAGATCCGCGCCGGCCAGGAACTGAAGCGCTGCCGCGAAATCCTCGGCATCAGAGCCTACGACATCATGAGCAAGGTTGCAGGCCAAGGCTATGCGATCGGTGAGCTTGCGAAGTCGCATCGAGAGCGCACTACCATTGCAGATTATCTAAAGGATGGTCTCGACGAAATGGCCCGCAACTGGGGTTATGAAAACCTTGGAGATAGACGCAAGAGTGCATGACGGCGCTTGCGCCGTTACAACGAAGCGGGTATAGATTAGCTATAGTGGTGATTTGCGCGAGGCCTTACGGCCGCTGCTGTGCACCGTCTTGCAAGCCAGATTTACTTGCCATACATCTGCCGAGCATCTTTGAGCATCCCGAGCACGTGCCGACCCATTTCGTCGGTGAAGATGTCGGCCATCGCCGCGTCCGCGCCGTCAATCGTGAAGTTTCGCACTTGGTCCGCCGCTTGCGCGTCCGCGATGTCCAGAGTTTCCGTTGATATGTCGTTGAAGGCGTACATGCATTTCAACGCGTGACACACCATGTACTCGATGGCGCTCAGCCTAGCTGAGAGTTGAAACTCTTGTTCAGTCATCGCTCATGATCTCTTTTGTATCGTTGTCAACGGGTTGTTTGGCGATCTGATGGAAACAATCAGAAATTGCATCAATGTTGCAGCGGAGTCGAGTCCGCCTATTCACGCGGTTGATCGGCACCACTGTCAACGATTGCAGCTTGGAACGACCTCTGGACGCCATCGGATAAGCTATTCGTGAAAATCGACTTCGGAGTTGTCCGGCGCAAAGGCGGATAAAGGATAAGGCGATACTCCTCTTCGCAGCTGAATTTCTCGGGTTTTGTAAAAGCTTGTTCGTAGATCCGGCGATTTATTTCGGAGGTCCTCATGCCTTCGAAGGCGCGAGGTGTGATATTTCGTCTTCGGGGGCCGTAGTAAACGGCGCTCCCTATCCACCTACTTCTGCATCTATGGTATTCTGTGGCTGCCAAACTCAAAGCCTCAAGGAGCCTAGAGACATCGAGTGTCAAGAAAGCAGTTACATCAGGATTTGCGGGGTAACCGGCGTGGATGTCACCCTTCATGATCTTCATATGTCTATTATTGCAGTAGTCTCCGAGGGAAGCGCAGAATATACTGGTATTGATCCGCTCTTCGATCTTAAGCGCATATTGACTGCCAAAAGACGAGCAGTTCTTGAATTGAAACCCTCCGACTACCCCACTAAAATTGGCAACGTCACCCGGGATGAGCGTTGCACCCTCGCCCTCGGCGGTGTCGCTTAGCAAGCCCGTGCCCTTAGCGTCCGAATATTCCGCATGGGATCCGATTTTGAAGTGTCCATTTAGCATACGCAGGCGGTCGGCGGGCTTGCAGTGCTTGGTAATCATCCGGTGATTGTTCATATTTCGCCCCAATCGCGCCCCGCCCGGCGTCGCGACTAGATGCCTAGCTTGATGTCGAGGTCGCGAATGACAGCGTTCAATGAAGAGATGATCCTTTCAAAGTCCGCAATACGCTCTGCCGTTATATCCTTCTGCCGACCTGAGCTATCGACTTGGAAGGTCTTTTGCTGGCCATCCTTCATCGCCCCAAGCACGTCTTCGTATTTCTCGATGTCTTTCGCGAGCGTGTCTCGATATGCACTCAAAGCTTCGTTTGCCATCGTCATCTCCTTCGCAATCCTGATGAGCCGGTCAGTGACAGTGATGGTCACCGGTCTTGTGGTTGGTATGACAGCCATTCCTGTCGAGGCCGCCGCCATGGGCGAAAGAGCTGATTGCAGACAAAGCGAATACGGTCGCAGCGAGAGCGATTCTAACGATTTTCATTGGTTGAGTTCCCCATCTCTTTACACGCGCAGTAGAGCATGCGGGGGTATCGCAGTCGAGGAGTTTTCAACTAGAAGTCTGCATTTTACAAACAATGGTAAACGGTGCCGGTCCACGGATGCTATGACTTCCCTCTTCTGGTAAGTTCCCAATCGATGCTCTCTGCTAGATCCGGTAAAACCGCCCTGATCTGACGCCAAACAATCAGGCCCGCTGCGCGTTTATCACCTGATCGCTCACTTCGGCATTTAAGCCGGCGTCGCAGTGGTCACGGGTAATATGTGGCTAGGTCTGCTCGAATGGCTGGCACACACTACGATCGACGAGGCGAAGGTGAGGGGGAAGACGACTTTCGCCCAGGAGCTGGCCTTGCACATCTTCTGCAAAGCCGTCTGGCTCGCCTACCTCGTCTCGTTCGCAACACTTTCGCATGGTGCGTCTATCTCGCTCTGGTGGCACTGACGTTCGGTCTGGCATCTTTACCAGGATGGTGGCTATTGTGAGCGGGAAGATCGAGCGCGGCGCGCTGCTATGGCTCTTTCCATCTTTTCGGCGAGATCTGAGAAGGCTTCTTTGAACGGCCTTGCGGCTTCCATTTCTTCCCTGGACATGGGTGGGTTGTCGAAAACGGCATCCCAGTCGTCCTTGGAATATCCTCTACCCGGCTGATACTCGGGCATTTCTTGGACTTTGATAACCATCAGAGCATGCTCCTCTCGCGGAGTTAGAGCGGGTGTATGCGGCTCACGAGTGAACTAGGAAAGTCGCCGTCGGTTGCAAGATGCCTGGAGCTGACTGCGCCTCCGCCTCTCACAAGGAAAACTCTAATGGACCCTTCGATTGCTCCGGCCTCGCGGGCCGCAATGGTGACGCCGAATGACAGCGCCATCGTCGGTGCGCGCGCGCTTTATATCGGCACGGCAGGCGACGTTGCCATTGCGCCGCGTCGGGACATGGACCCCGTCATCTTCAAGAGCGTGCCGGCGGGAACAATCCTGCCGGTTCACGCGGCCATTGTGGCGCTGACCGGTACCACCGCTTCCAACATCATCGCGCTGTTTTAGGCGTAACAATCCGTCACTGTGACGTCACGTTACGGCAGCCTCGCCGATCAGAAGGCAGGACCATGACAGGTAGACCCACCAAGTTCACGCATTCCCTTGCTGACATCATCTGTGAGCGGATCGCTGATGGCGAAAGCCTTCGCTCGATCTGCAGGGATGATGCGATGCCGGCCAAGTCGACGGTGCTCGCCTGGCTGGCTGATGACGACAAGACTGCTTTTCGGACCAAGTATGCGCAGGCGCGCGAGATCCAGGCCGACGGTTTCGTCGACGAGATGGTCGAGATTGCCGACGATGGCACGAACGACTGGATGGAGAAGAAGAACGGCGACGGACAAACGGTCGGCTGGCAGGAGAACGGCGAGGCCATAAGGCGGTCGCAGCTCCGCATCGGAACCCGGCAGTGGATTGCCGAGAAGCTGAAGCCGAAAAAGTATGGCGCCAAGGTCGAGCTGGAACACGGCGTGACCGGCGAGGTGTCACAGCTGCTGGAAGCTATCAATGGCAAGACCCGCGGACTTCCAAACGGCAGTTGATCAGTTCTCGGACTGGCGCTGGCGGCTGAACAATCTCTACTGGATCACGGACAAGGAAGGCAAAAGGGTCCGGTTCGAAATGAACTGGGCTCAGATGACGTTCTTCGAACAGATGCATTATCTGAATGTGCTGCTGAAGGCTCGCCAGCTCGGCCTGACCACGTTCATCCAGATCTTCATGCTCGATGCCTGCGTCTTCAATCGAGACATCCGCGCCGGCACGATTGCGCATACCCTGGGAGATGCGCAGACCATCTTTCGGGACAAGGTGAAATACCCTTACGACAACCTGCCCGAAGGTATCCGGGAAGCAGTGCCGATCGTCAGGGATAACCAGACGGAACTGCTCCTGGGGAACAACTCAAGCATCCGCGTCGGGACGTCGCTTCGATCGGGCACACTGCAGTACCTACATATCTCAGAATATGGGAAGCTCTGCGCCAAGTATCCGGAAAAGGCGAGGGAAGTCCGCACCGGCGCCCTCAACACGGTCCAGGCTGGGCAGCTGGTGTTCATCGAAAGCACTGCCGAGGGCCAGGAGGGGCATTTCTACAATCTCTGCGAAGACGCTCAGGTAAAGCACCGCCAGGCATCAGCGCTGACGCCGTTGGATTTCAAGTTCCATTTCTTCCCGTGGTGGAAAGAGCCGCAGTATTCGATCGCGCCCGATGGCGTCGTCATCACGGAAGCGTTCGCGAAGTACTTCCGGACCCTGGCTGATCAAGGAATCGCACTGACGGACGGCCAAAAGGCGTGGTACGTCAAGAAAGCTGAAACGCAGCTCGGAGACATGAAGCGCGAATATCCGTCGTCGCCGGCGGAAGCGTTCGAAGCCAGCGTAGAGGGCGCGTACTATTCGGATCAAATGGCGGTGGCCGATGCCGAGGAGCGCATAGGCATCTATCCGCATGTGGCGGGCTACCCTGTCCACACGATATCCGACATCGGCATGGACGACACGAACAGCGTCTGGCTCTTCCAGGTGCTCCCGAGCCGCGTCCGGATGATCGGCTACTTCGAACACACCGGCACCGGCATGGATGGCATGCTCGACGAGCTGGAGCGGCGGGCGAACGAGTACGGATATGTATATGGCGTGCACAACATGCCTCATGACATCCGCGTCAGGGAGTGGACCCGCGGCGGCCTCACACGCATCGAGGTAATGCTGGCGGAGGTCAAGGCAAGAAACCTGGGCACGGTGCGCAAGGTCGAGCGCGCCTATGTTCACGACCGGATCAACGGCACACGGCGCATCCTGGCCAAGATCGAGTTCGACCAGGCCGGATGCACTCAAGGCATCAAGTGCCTGCGGAACTATCGAAAAGAATGGGATGAGGATCTGAGCGTTTTTCGCGACGTACCCCTTCACAACTGGGCATCGCACGGCGCCGACGCCTTCGGTGGCTTGGCGATCATCTTCACGGGCTTGGCGGCCGAACCGCTCAAGCCTGAACCAAAGCCGCTGCGGACGTTCCAAACCATGACGTTCAACGATTTCGTCAACTCCACACCGACCCAGAGCGAGCACGTTTGATGGACGACGAAGCCACAACATTGCCGGGCGGTGAGCAGTACGACCTGGCAAAGGTTGGCGCGCACTGGCAGCAGGAGCTTGAGCGCGGACAGCGATACTTCAAATCTTGGATCGATCGCTGCACCAAGATCGAGAAGATCTACCTTCAGCAGGCCGACCAGCAGAGCGCAAAGCGCCGGTTCCCGATGCTATGGGCGAACATCTCGGTTCTGCAGCCGGCCGTCTATGCCCGTGTCCCGCAGCCGGTCGTCGAGCGTCGCTTCAAGGATTCGCAACCCGTGGCCCGCATGGCTTCGGAGTTGGTCGAGCGCAATCTTGCGTTCACCGCTGATGACGCGGATCTGGATTCGCTGATGCGGGCGGTGCGCGACGACTTCCTGCTCTGCGCTCGGGGCACTGTTTGGCTGCGGTATGAGGCAGATTTCGAGCCGCTCGACATCGGTGTTGAACCTTCGAATGCTCCTGAACTGGACATGGAGGGGGACAACAGCGGCCCAACGCCTGAGCAGATCACCGATGAACGGGTCTGCATGGACTATGTCCACTGGTCGGACTTCCTGCACTCGCCGGCTCGCCGGTGGAAGGATGTAACGTGGGTAGCGCGCCGCGTTCCCATGACAGACGAGGAATTCGACAAGCGCTTTCCAGAGGGACGGGCAAGCCTGGCCGCAAACGGCGCCGGTTCCAATCACGGGACCAACCAGACCGAACGCGCTCAGAACGAGGGTAAAACCTACGTCTGGGAAATCTGGTGCAAGAGCGAGAATTATACGGTCTGGATTGCCGAGGGTTCGCCTGTGGCTCTGGAAGTGTCGGAGCCGCCGCTGAAGTTGACGCGGTTCTTTCCGTGCCCGCGGCCGGCATTCGGAACACTGTCGACGAGCTCGCTAATTCCTGTCCCGGACTACGTCTATTACCAGCAGCAGTGCGACGAAATCGACATGCTAACCAAGCGCGTTAACAAGCTGACCGATCAGTTGCGCCTGAAGGTGTTCTATCCGTCGGGTGACGGTTCGGTATCGCCAGCGATCGAGAAGGCGATGCGGCCTGACAACGACACGGTCATGGTGCCGATCCCGGAATGGGCCGCCTTCACTGACAAGGGCGGTTCCAACGCTATCGTGACACTGCCGATCGACGAGGTTCAAAAGGTCATCGTGGCGTGCATCGAGGTGCGCAAGCAGCTGGTCGAGGACGTCTATCAGATCACCGGTATCAGCGACATCGTGCGCGGTGACACGCAAGCCTCAGAGACGGCGACCGCCCAGCGGATCAAAAGCCAGTGGGGATCTATTCGCATCCGCGACCGCCAGGCCGAACTGGCACGGTTTGCCCGTGATATCGTCAACCTCGCCGGCGAAATCATCTGCGATCAGTTCCAGCCGGAAACGCTGATGCTCGTCAGCGGCATTCAGCTTCCGACCGCGGCGCAGAAGCAGCAGGTCGAGATGCAGATGCAACAGCAGCAGATGGCGCAGCAGCAGGCAGCGATGCGAGCTCAGCAGATGGGGCAGCCAGCACCACCGCCGCAGCCTCCTCAGTTGCCGCCGGAAATGCAGAAAATGATGGAGCAGCCCACGATCGATGAAGTCGTGCAACTGCTTCGCAATGACAGCGTGCGCGGCTTCAGGATCGACATCGAGACGGATTCGACGATCGAACCGGACGAGGACGCCGAGAAGCAACGGCGGATGGAATTCGTGCAGATGGTCGGCGGCTTCATGCAGCAGGCCGGAGCGATTGCACAGCAGACGCCAATGCTTGTCCCTGTGATGGTCGAGACGTTGCTGTTTGCCGCACGTGGTTTCAGGGCAGGGCGTCAGCTCGAAAACACACTGGAGCAGGTAGGTGCGCAGCTCTCCCAGTCGGCGACCGCTCCAAGGCCTCCGCCGGAGCCCACGCCAGAGCAGATGATCAATCTGAAGACGGCGCAGGTTAAGGCCGGCGCCGAGGAAACGAAAGCCAAGCTCAGCGTCGCCCAAGCGCAAATCGAGCATCAGACCACGATGGAGCAGGCGCGCAGCGATAGGGCGGCACAGGCACTTCAACAGTTCCAGCAACAGCCGCCAGCCTACCAGTGAACGAGGGAAGCATGAGAGAACGATACTGCCGTGTCTGTGGCGGCTGGCACCCGCTCGACAAATGGCCGCACAACTGCATGCCGGCCCAGAACCTTGCGCAGTCGGATCTGCCGGCGCCGCACTTCGTCAGCGACAACATCGATATTCAGTCGATGCATGACGGCCAGCATTACACCTCGAAAGCCAAGCTGCGCTCCGCCTACCGGTCGGCCGGCGTCGTCGAGATCGGTAATGAGAAGCCACAGCCGATCGAAAAGCCCAAGACGGATCGGGCTGCCATCCGGAACGAACTGCGGCGAGTTCACGCCGAATATAACGCCTGAACGGGCATCAATCCCCGAAATAGGAAACATCCGACATGGAAGACCTGATTAACGAGGCCGGCAAAGGCAGCGAAGACCTCGGCACGTCCACTGAAAAGCCGATCAGCATTCGCGACAGCCTTAAGGCTGCGATCGACAGTGCTGACGGTAACGTCTCGGCGTCCAGCAGCACGGATCGCCAGCGCGATGAGCACGGTCGCTTTGCCCCGAAGGAGCCGGACAAGGTCGCGAGTGTTCCAGCGGCGCAGCAGGCCGCTGCAGCATCGCCGAAGCCCGGAGACGCGCCGGCAGCCGCTAACGCCGCCGCAGTAGCCCCACAGGCGGCACAGACACCAGCTGCGGCAGCAGAGCAGCAGCCGGCCGCAACGACGCACCGCGTCCCGCCTGGCTGGGCGCCAGAGGCAAAGGCTCAGTTCGGAGCGCTTCCGCCCGAGGTGCAGGCTGCCATCTCGAAGAGAGAGCAGGAGGTCGACAACGGTTTCCGGGTTCTCCAGGATTACAAGGGTCTTGAGGAATTCACGCCTATCGTCAGACAGGCCGGCACGACACACGCCGATGTCATGCGGAAGGCGATCGACTGGGAACAGTCGCTCATTCGCGACCCGATCAACACAGTCATTCACGTCGCCAGGATGGCCGGCGTCAATCTTCAGGCCCTTGTAGCCGGGCAGCAGGACCAGATCCTGCAGCGCCGGCCGCAACAGGCCCAGCAACAGCCAACGCCTCAGCCCGTCAACGTCGAGGCAACGGTTGAACAGGTACTTCGGAAACGAGACACTGAAACTCAGGTCAATGCCTTCATTTCCGACCCAGCAAATGTGCACGCCGAAGCCGTTCTCGACGACATGGTTGCCCTCATCAGCGCAGGGCGAGCATCGAGCCTCAAGGACGCCTACGACGCCGCATGCTGGATGCGCCCGGACATTCGCCAGCAGTTGATCAGCCAGACTGCACAGCCGGCGCCCGATCCCAACGCTCAGAGAGCCGCAGCGGCCGATCAAGCCCGCAAGGCATCTCGCTCCATTTCTGGCTCATCGGCGCCCGGTCCTTCCCGTGACGCAGCAGCCAGCCAGCCAACCACCATCCGAGACTCGCTTCGCAGCGCCATGCACGCTGCGCGCGGTCAGGTGTGATCAAAAGGAAAATGATCCATGGTTTCCCCAAACCTCTCTGAAATCGTGACCACGACGCTGCGCAACCGCAGCGGCACGGTCGCCGACGACGTGACGAAGAACAATGGTCTTCTCTCTCGTCTGAACAGCCGTGGCCGCAAGAAGCCCATCTCCGGCGGCCGCACCATCGTTCAGGAACTACAGTACCAGGAAAACAGCACCTTCAAGCGCTATTCCGGCTACGATATCTTGAACGTACAGCCCTCCGACGTGATCACGGCTGCCGAATACGACCTCAAGCAGGCCGCGGTCGCCGTCTCCATGTCGGGCCTCGAACAGCTGCAGAACTCCGGCGAAGACGCGGTCCTCGATTTGCTTGAACAGCGCATCGAGAACGCCGAAACCACGCTGAAGAACAACATCGCGCTCGACTGCTATTCCGATGGCACGGCCGATGGCGGGCGTCAGATCGGCGGATTGCAGCTGTTGATCTCGACCTCGCCGACATCGGGCACCGTCGGCGGCATCTCGCGCGCCACCTGGGGCTTCTGGCGGAACCAGAAGTTCTCGGCCTCGGCCGACGGCGGTGCGGCCGCCACGAATGCCAACATCCAGAGCTACATGAACCGGCTCTATATGTCCTGCGTTCGCGGCTCCGACGCGCCTGATCTCGTTGTCGCCGACAACAACTTCTTCCGCCTCTACTGGGAATCGCTGCAGGCAATCCAGCGCATCACCTCGGCGGACAAGGGCATGGCCGGCTTCCAGTCGCTGCAATACATGGGCGCCGACGTGATATTCGACGGCGGCTTCGGCGGCGGTGCGCCGCTCAACCAGATGTTCTTCCTGAACACCAAGTACCTGTTCTATCGCCCGCACCGCGACCGCGACATGGCTCCGATCGGCGACGAGCGCATGAACACCAACCAGGATGCCTTCGTGCAGCTCATGGGCTTCGCCGGCAACCTCACCATGAACAACGCCTTCCTGCAGGGCGTGTTGTTCGCCTGATCGAACGAAAGGATCAACTCCTATGACCATCGCAATTTCTCAGACCGATCGTCTTGGCGCGAACCCGTTCGTCGTCGAAGGCCCAATCGTTGCCGGCTCCGGTGTTCCGGGTCCGAACTTCGCCCTCGGCTCCGTCGCCGGTGGGGACCGCGAATCTGAATGGGTCTATTGCCAGCTGGTGCTGGCCTCGCAGACGACCCTTCAGCCCGGCCAGTGGTTCCAGTGGACCCGGGATTATGTCGCCTCGCTGCTGACCACGGCCGCCGCCGTCGTCGGCAATCGTTGCGGCGTCTTCGCTGGTGCAAGCCAGGCGCCGACGCAGTCCGGTGGACCGGCACAGGCCATCATTCTTGCGGCCGGCACCTATTACGTCTGGCTGCAGCGCAATGGCCAGGCTCCGGCACTCGTCACCACTGCGACGGCGGCGCTTGTCGTCGCGGAAACTACTGCGACGGCGGGTCTGGCAACCGCACCGTCATCGCCGACGGCGTCGAGCAAGGCAATCGCGAATGTGAATTTCGCGGCAGCCAACCAGACCTTCACGGCAACCACGGTCAACGGCTCCAACCAGCTGACCGCACTCGGAAACGTCAGCCCCGCAGGAGGCCCGTTCATCGGCGCCGCCATCTCGGGCACCGGCATTCCGGGTGCAACCACAATCAGCGGGATCACCTACACCCCCTCGGGCACGATCCAGAGCATCACCATGTCCGCCAACGCAACGGCCAATGGCACCGCCATCACGGTCACAGCGACGGGCGTGCTTGAAGCGACGCTGATGCGCCCCTTCCTGTCGAAGGTGAACTAAGGAGGCTGAAATGTCCCTGATGAATGAACTTCAGAAGAAAATCGCTGCCGACCGCAAGGCCGGCCGCGACATCTCCCCGGTGATCGAGGAATTGCTTCTGCTGATCGCCGAAAAGGTCGAGCAGCCGGCCGCCAAGAAGGCAGCCCCCGCAAAGTCGACCGACACCAGGAAGTGATCAACGGCGGGCGCTTCGGCGCCCGTTTCCTTTCCCCGCCATCAACAGCGAGACAGCACCATGGCCGATAGCAACACCGGAATTTATGCCTCCTTCAGCCTCGAACCGGTCGAACAGACCTTTCTGACGGAGAAGGAAGGGCGCCCAATCTTCGCCGATAAGGAATTCGTTCGGATCTTCATCGCCGGCGACAAGCACACCGAGGTTTATCGCGAGGTGACGGAGAATGACAAACTCCGCTTTTCCGACTCCTATAAGCGCTTCAAGGAAGGCGCTGAGGCTCGCGAGCAGCTCGTCGGCACTCCGCTGGCGCAATGGGCTTTCCTGAAGCCCAGCCAGATCAAGGAACTGGAAGCGATCAACATCTACACCGTCGAGCAGCTCGCCGCGCTCTCCGACACTGCGAAGCAGAAGATCGGCATGGGTGCAAATGAGCTCGTCGCCGCCGCGCAAGGCTATCTTGCATCCGCACAGGACTCCCGGGCCGCTTCGGCATTTGCCGCTGAGAACGAGCGTCTCAAGGACGAGGTTGGCCGCCTGCAGGATCAGATGAAGGAAATGGCCACTCGTTTCGAAGCGATCGAAAAAGAACGCCAGGGCGGCCGCGGCCGCGCAGCAGCCTAAGCCGGAGATCCGCGCATGTCGCTCCTGACCATCATCCAGAACGTATGCGCGGAAATTGATCTAGATCCGCCGACGGCCGTCATGTCGTCGGCTGATCCGCAAGTAAGGCAGTTGCAGATCCTGTCCTATCGCGCCGGCAAGGATCTGTTGAAAGACCATGATTGGTCCGTGTTGTCTACCACGCGGAATTTCACGGCGACGGGAGCAATTCCGGAACCTGCCGAGCCACCGGCCGACTTTCAGCGCTTCGTCGCCAATTCGATGATCTGGAACACGTCACGCTTGTGGTCGCTCAATGGGCCGGTGGAGCCGCAGACGTGGGAGCGGAACGCCATCCTCAACTCAAGCCCGGTTCCGCAGCTCTGGCGCATGCTTGGCGGCAAGCTGGCGATTTTCCCGAACGATGTCAGCGAGGGGATGCGCTACGAATACGTCTCGAAATATTGGATCGCGGTCAACGGCGGCACGACCTACGCCGAGAATTGGGCGAACGATACCGACACGTCACGTATCCCGGAAGACCTCGTCGAGCTTTCGCTGATCTGGCGCTGGAAGCGTGCGAAGGGCCTGGACTACGGCGAAGAGCTTGAGAACTACGAGCGCGCCAAAGAGTCCGCCGTCGGCGCCGATCGCGCCGCGCAGCCGGTCAGTCTGTCGATGCCTAACCGCGGCGAAGTCCCTGACAATTACTGGCCAGGCACCATTACCGTATGACCAGAAAACCCATTCCCCTGAACGGGCGCACCGGCCGCGTTTCGCCCAGCAAAGACTGGATCGCGCCGATTGGTGGCTGGCGAACCGATGTCGAGATGGCCGACATGCCTAAGGACGCGGCGTTCCAGTTGGATAACTTCTTTCCAGAGGCAAACCGCGTCCGCGCCCGGTATGGCAATGTCGCCTTCGCAACGGGTCTTGCGGCCAACGTTCAGACGATCATTCCATATGTAGGGGTGAGCAATCGTCTGTTTGCCGCTGCCGGCGCCAATATCTTCGACGTGACGGCCAGCGGTGCGGTGGGGGCCGCGGTCGTGTCCGGCCTCTCCAGTGCGCGCTGGTCGGTCCAGCAATACACCAACCCGGCCGGCCAAGAGTATCTGCGGATGGTCAACGGCCTCGATCTGCCGCTGCTCTACAACGGCACGACGTGGACGAACAACATGCTGGTCGGCACGGGAACGCTCGCCACGCAGAACGTTTCGGTCAAGGCGGTGCAGTATACGTTGAGCTTCTTCGGCACCGGCTCCGTCACTCTTTCCGGCGCCTTCGCAGGCGTGCTCAACGGCACGGGCGTCGGCAACCGGGTGTCTCTGACGTTCACACCGGCAGCGGGCACGCTGACTTTGACGGTGGCCGGCTCTGTCACCAATGCCCAGTTGGAGACGGGTGCGACGGCCACCCCCTATGTCTCGTCGACGATGATCACCGGCATTCCGGATTCGTCGCTGCTAATCGCGGTGACAGCGTATCGCTCAAGACTGTGGTTCATCGAGAAGAATTCGACCAATGTCTGGTACCTCGCCACCGATGCCGTCAGCGGCACGGCGACTGCTCTGCCGGTCGGCGGCAACATGAAATATGGCGGCACGTTGGTTGGGATCGGTGCCTGGACCATCCCTGTTTCCACCGGGCTGCAGCAGTGTCTGGTGCTCATGTCCTCAGAGGGCGAGATCATCGTCTATCAGGGTTCCGATCCGTCCAGTTCATCCAATTGGGGATTGCTAGGTACGTTCAAGCTCGGGCGTCCGCTGGGAACCGATCGCTGCTTTCTGTCGGTCGGCGCCGATCTGGCGATCATGACGACGGATGGCATCGTGCCGATCACCAAGGCCGTGCAGCTCGATCGCGGTGCAACGAGCCTCGGGGCGATCACCGCTAAGATCGGCCCTACCTGGCGCGAGACAGTGATGACGGCCGGCACGACTTCGGACGAATGGCAGCTTGCGAGCTTTCCTTCTCGACAGATGGCCATCGTCAATCTGCCGTCGTCTCTCGGGCCATATCAGTACGTCATGAATACGGAAACAGGCGCATGGTGCCGCTTCGTTGGGCTTGCTGCCTCCTGCTGGGGGAATTGGCAGGATCGGCTGTTTTTCGGAGCCGCGGACGGGACGGTTTACGAAGCCGAGGTCGGGGCAAACGACAACGGCGCGGCGATCGACGCTATCATGGTAGGAGCGTGGAACCGCTACGGCGAAGACCTGGCCACCAAGTTTTCGAAGCTGATCGGCGTGACTGCCCAGATCGGGGTATCGACGCTGATGTATGCCGGCATGTCGTTCGACTACCAAACGAAGATCCCGACGGCCCTTCTTTCCTCCATCGAGAACAATATGGCGGCGAAGTGGGGCACGGCGATCTGGGGCGTGTCGATTTTTCCTGGCACATCAGTCGTTCGGAAGTTCGCGTCGGCAGGGGGCGCCGGCTCAGCGTTGGCGCCGACGATCCGGGCGCTGATATCGGGTTCTTCGGGGTCAGTCTCTGAAGCGGCTGTCGTCGGCGGTTCGGTTCTCTATGAGAAGGGCGCCCCGATTTGATCGTCTCCGAGCCTCGCGAGGACATCGCGGCATGGGTCGGGGGCAAGATTGGGGTGGCCTTCCATCCGCCGTTCACAGCCATGGCGCAGGTCCAGGGTGGCCGGATCATCGCCGCTTACGTCTTCAACGTCTGGACTGAGTACGACGTCGAGGTCTCGCTTGCTGCCGATCGGCTTTCGGCAACACTGATGCGGGCAGTCTTTCGATATGTAGTCGACCAGCTTGGATGCCGCCGAGCGACATTCAGGACGCGTGCCGACAACATTGCTGCTCAGCAAGCGCTCGAAAGGCTCGGAGCGCGTCTGGAAGGCCGGCAGACTGCATACTTCGGCGACTGCGACGCGCTGCTCTATGGAATCTTGAAAGAGGACTTCCCCTATGGTCTCCACGCCTAAGGCGCCGAAAGCGCCCGACCCGACACAGACCGCGGCGGCGCAGACAGCGACGAACGTGGACACTGCTATTGCCAACGCTGGCCTCAGCCATACGAACCAGTACACGCCCGACGGCTCGCTGGAATACAAGGTCACCGGCAATACGACGATGACCGACCAGAACGGCAAGACCTACCAACTGCCGACCTATTCAGCCTATCAGAAATATTCTCCGCAAAATCAGGCGATCTACGATCAGACGCAACAGACGCAGCTTGGCCTATCGAAATTGGCGAACGAGCAGACCGGCAAGATTTCGGGCATCCTCGGGACGAATGTCGATCTCAGCGCGGGCAACGTTGACAAATACGTCAACGACCACTGGCAGTCCGGCTTCAACAACCAGTGGGACCGCGATCAGGCCAGTCTCGACCAGAGCCTTGCCGACAAGGGCATTTCGATGGGTTCTGCCGCCTATAACAATGCGCTGCGTGATTTCACCACTCGAAAGCAGGCCGCCTCCGACCAGTATCTCGGCGACATGTATTCGAATGCCCAAAATTCGATCCTTACCGAGCGAAACCAGCCGCTGAACGAAATTTCGGCGTTGATGTCGGGCTCTCAGGTCAATCAGCCCAACTACGTCAATTCGCCAACGACACAGCTTCCGACCGTCGACCAGGCCGGGCTGATCAATGAAAACTACAATCAGCAGATGGGCGTCTATAACCAGCAGGTAGCGAAGTCGAATGCCGCTATGGGCGGCTTGTTCGGCCTCGGCTCGTCGCTCCTTGGCGGCTGGGCCATGGGGTCCGACAGACGGCTGAAGGAAGACATCAAACGGGTCGGCACGCTCGACAACGGCCTGCCGGTTTACGTCTTCCGTTACAAGAAGGGCGGCCCGACACAGATCGGGCTCATGTCCGACGATGTGCGCGAGGTTCACCCTGAATCGGTGTTCGAGGATGCCGAAGGGTTTGACCGCGTCGACTACGAAAAGGCGGTGGTGTGATGGGTTTCATCTTCGGCGGCGATACCGGCCAATCGCAAGAAAGCGTCACCGATGCCCGCAAGCGCCTGGCTGCGGCCATGCTCCAGCAGGGCACCAACACAGGCCCGATACAGTCGCCGTGGGAAGGCGCTGCCCGTATGGCTCAGGCGCTCATGGGCGGTCTCGCCATCCGCAAACAGGGCGAGGCAGAACAGGCTGGCATGGCCGAAGGGATGGCAGCGCTGACGGGCCAGCCTTATACCCCGCCTGAGAAGCCGGCCGGGTTCCTGTCGTCGATCTTCGGCGGTGGCAACAAGCCTGCGAATCCCGGCGCTACCGGCTCTTCCATGCCGACGGTGGATGCATCGGGGAATATTGCCGCCACTCCGACAAATAGTTCGTTGCCTGGATCGTTCCTGGCGGCCGTCGACAGGACGGAAGGCGCTGGAGACTACGACACTCTCTTCGGCCACGCTCAGAAGAATGGCCCTTTTGCTGGCACCGCTATCTCGCAGATGCCCATCAGGGATGTTCTGGCCTTCACCGATCCGAGCGGGGCTTATGCCCAATACGTCAAGGGTAAGGTCGGCCGTGTCGCTACGCCGGTTGGAAAATATCAGACGGTAGGCACGACGTTGCGAGGCGCAGTGGGTGCCCTAGGTCTAGACCCGAGCACCCCGTATGACCGAGCCACCCAAGACCGGGTCGCGTCTTATCTCGCCCGTCAGCGCATCGCGTCGGCCGATACACTGCCAGGGCAGATCAGTGCGCTGCGGTCGGAATGGGAGGGCTTTAAAAACGTTCCCGACGCTGAAATGGCGCAGATCGTGGCGGATCTGCGATCCGCTCCGTCCGCCGGCACGGAAGTAGCGAGCCTCGGCCCATCCATAGGCATGCCCCCCGCACCGGGGACGATGCCGCCGCCGGTCAATCCTCCTGCACCACCTCCGACGCCCGGCTACGTCGATCCGATGGTTGCACCGAACGCTGCGCCTCCCATGCCGCAAGCGGCTGCCCCGGGTGAAGTTGCGAGCCTTGATCCGTCGATTGGCATTCCCATGCCTGGCGCAGCGGGGCAAATGCGTGCATCAGATCCAGCACAGCCTATGCCCCCACAGGCAGGCACGCAGGCAGCGCTGCAGCCTTTGCCGTCGTCCACAGTCGGCCAGACGCCGAACGTTGCGAGCGTGCCAGCTGTGGGCATGCCTTCGTCACAGATACCGCCCGAGTTTCAGAACAGCCCGCAGCTCATGAATGCCGATCCAAACAAAGGCATTCTTACGGCGTTGCTCAGCGGCTCACCTGCATCTCCAGAGAAGGTCCAACAGGCGCAAGCTATCGGACAGAACCAGCCGGCCCCGGCTCGTCTTGCAGCGGCGTTGGATGGCGCGTCACCACAGCAGACGGCAAACCCCATGGCGAACCCGCGCGCCCAAGCTCTCGTCAAAGTGCTGATGAACCCGAACGCTCCGGCACAGATGAAGGCGATGGCCGCGCAATCGCTTCAGACCCTGATGAAGCCGCCGGAATACGGTTTCCAGACGCTGCCGGATGGAACCGTCTTGCGCAGCGACCCGCGCACCGGAACCGTGCAGCCGATTTATCAGAGCACGCCGAAGCCGATAGAGGTCAACGGTCGCCTCGTCGGCGCCGACGGCAAGGTTATCGCCGATTTCAGCAATGGTCAGTGGGAGCGAATGAGTGACGGCACGCTCTACAACAAGAGCACCGGCGAAATCAGGCAAGCCCCTGGAGGCGCCGGCGGCGAGAAATATTACGGCTCGACCGTTCCTTACTACGACAAGGACGGGAACCTGCGATATCGCCAGTTGGGCGACAAGGGCGGTGGCAAGGATCTGGATTTCGGGCCTGGAGCAACGGCGGCGCCGACGACGCGCACCGTTGATACCGGCACGGAACTGATCACCCTCGGCCCTGGCGGTCAGGAAGTGAAACGGACCACAAAGGAAAATTACGAGGCAGCGAAAGACACCGCCCAGGGCAGCACCGAAGGCAAGGCTGCTGGCGAAGCAGTCTCGTCTCTGCCCGCAGATCTGATGCAGGCCGACCAGACGATCAAGAACATCGACGAGTTGCTAACCAGCAAGGGGCTGAATTCGATTGTCGGTTCGGTCGACCAGTTCCGGCCTTCCTGGACAATGGGGGCTGACGGTCGGGACGCTCTAACACGCCTCAAGCAGCTCCAGGGCGGTGCGTTCCTCCAAGCTTATGGGCTTCTTAAAGGCGGCGGCCAAATCACTGAAGTCGAGGGCGGCAAGGCTCAGGATGCCATGGCGCGCATGGATCGCTCACTTGATGAGCCTCATTTCCGGACTGCTTTGAAGGACTTCCGGGATGCTGTCGAGCAGGGCGTTGCCAAAATGAAGCAGCGGGCAAAGGTGGCGGCGCCAGCTGCGTCCGCCGACCCGGCAGTTGTCCCGACTGACATTCCAGGCGTCACCATTCGAAGGAAACAGTAAATGCCGACATATACTGTTGAGGTGAACGGCGAGAGCTTCGATATCGACGCGCCCGATGATGAGGCAGTACGCGCTGCGGTGCGCCAGCTTCAGGGGCAACAGCCTGCCGCACCCGCTCCAGCACAGGCGCCAGTCGAACAGCCGGACGCCCGCGACAACTTCGCAGGCAAGGTCGATACCGTTGTGCGCGGTGCCGCTGATACCCTTACGCTTGGCCTCTCCGATGAGTTGACAGCCCAGATCCGCAGCAACCCGCTTGCCGTGCAAAAGAAGCCGGAGGGCTATTTTGACAAGGGCATCTACGTCGGCGACTACAATCCGCTTGGCGTGATTGCGCGCGCCATGGACGCGCCATTCGCGGGCGACACGAAGGCAGCCGACTACGAAAAGGCGCTTGCAGAAGAGCGCGCGATCGACAAGGCGGACGCTGAGAACCGCTTCGGCTATCGCCTTGGCGGCCAAATCGTCGGCGGCGTCACCGGAGGCATCGGTCTTGCAAGGAACGGCCTTTCGCTCGCTGCCAACGCCGCTGAACGAGGTGCCGGCCTCGCGCGGGTCTCCGGGGCGTCGCTGTTAGACGGGTCAATTTTGGGGGGCGCCCAAGGATTCGGTAGCGGAGAGGGCGTGGAGGATAGGCTTAACAAGGCTGGCTTAGGTATGCTGACAGGCGGTGCGCTTGGTGCCATTGCGCCTGGCGCAATAGTCGGCGCCTCAAAAGTCTTGAAAACCGCTGCGGCCCCGTTTGTAGCCCCATTCATGCCCGGCACATATACGCGCGAAATGCTGGCAACAGCTTTGCGCCGTGCGGGAAAGGCTCCAGAGGATATCGCAAACTCGATGCGGGCCGCGGCCGATGACGGGCAGGACATGTTCAACGTCGCCGATGCCTTGGGCTACACCGGAGAGAGGTTGACGTCGACAGCCACCCGCGTTCCCCATGAGGGCAGGCAGGCATTGGCCGAAGTGCTGATGACCAGGCAGGCGGGGCAGGGGGAACGGCTTGCGAATAACCTTGCTGAAGGCTTCGACACCTTTGACACGGCGGGGCGCCGCGTCGCCGACCGCACGGCGCAGCGGACCGCTGAGGCGAATGAACTGTATCCTGCTGCCCGCGCCGATGCCGGTCCGGTCAATGTCACGCCGATCCTTGAGGAAATCGACCAGACGCTCCGGCCGGGTGTCAATCAGCTCGTGAACCCGCGTGACCGGATCGCCAATGATTCGATCGAAGGCGCCTTGACGCGTGTGCGAGCGATGATGTCGGACGGCAATTCACAGGTGACCGACTTCGACACGCTTTTCCGGACAAAACTCGATCTTGACGACATGATCCAACGAGCGGAAGGGCAGGGTGCGGGGAACCGCGCGCATTATCTCTCCCGTGTCAAGGATCTGGTCGACCAGGCGCTTGCCGACGCATCGGACCAATACACGGGCGCGCGCGATGCCTTCGCCAGGGCATCCCGCCGGATCGATGCCGTTGATGCAGGGCGCGACGCGACCCGCATATCCCGCAGAGCTCAGGACACCATACCTGAGTTCGAGGCGATGCCGCCCGGCGAACAGGTGGATTTCCGCGCTGGCTATGTCGATCCGCTGATAGCTCGCCTAGAGGGCGCGTCGTCATCGCCGACGACGAACAAAGCGCGGATGCTGCAGACACCGAAGTACGATGCCGAACTTCCGGCGTTCGCCGCCCCAGGGCGAGGGCCTCAACTTGCCGATCGGATCGGCCGCGAACAGACGATGTTCCGGACAGCGAACGCCGCGCTCGGCAATTCCAAGACCGCCGACAACCTGGCGGATGCTGCCGATCTGAACCAGTTCGACCCGCAGGTCATTGGGCGTCTGGTGCGGGGCGACCCGATCGGAGCTTTAACCACGGGTCTGGCAAAGCTACTTGGAACGGCAACGGGCCAGCCGCCGTCGGTCGTCCACCGACTGTCACAGGTACTAATGGAAACCAATCCCGATGTGGCGCTGGAGGTCCTGCGCGGCGGCGCCGACAAGTTGTCTCAGAGCGATCAGCTCAGGGCGCGCCTCGTGTCGGCGCTCGTCAGCTCAGGGGCGGCGGGAACGGGACGCCTTGCCGCGCCATGAGTCAGGAATCTTGTTGCCGGTAATGTCGATCGCCCAGGCGACGACACCGGCGCCGGTCAGAAGACCAAGCGCAATTGAAGGCCAGTTGAACGGCTGGAAATAGAGATACCAGATCCAGGTGAAGACTATCACGGCAAGCACGGCCTTCCACGGGCCGGGGCCGCGGTCGAGCTTCGGTTCATCTGGGTCGTGATCGATCTGCATGCGCAACCAATACTACACCATTGAGGGCCTCGCAATTCGTGGGGCCTTCTCTTCTTGGAGAAGGTGAATGCCCAGAAATTCCTCAGGCGTGTATTCAAAGCCAGCCGGAACGACACCCTCTGTCGGCCAGGTCATCGATCCCGTGCCGTGGAACGCACTGACAACCGACCTCGGCAACGAGATCACCAACTCGCTTCCGCGTGATGGGTCGGCTCCGATGACGGCGCCGCTGAAGAACGCCGACGGCACGCAGGCTCAGCCTTCCGTTACGTTCTCTTCCGACATCACGACCGGCATGTATCGCAAGGCGTCCGGTGTTGGCGCCTTGGTTGCCGGCGGTTCCGAAACCCTGAATTGGTCAGGCTCTGGCGTCAGTGTCACGGGTAATTTCTCGACCTCTGGCGTTCTTAAGGGACGTCTCGACTACGCCGAGAAAGGCGGAAGTTATCTCGCGGTGGCGGCTGATGCCGGATCTACCCTTCGCTTCACCGCTACGGCTACTCTATCGCTCACCGCTTCTGCAACATTGGCCTCTGGGTGGTCGGTCGACGTCTTCGCCTATGGCGGTGACGTCACGATAACCCCGAATGGCACTGAAACCATCAACGGTATTGCCATCCCTCTCGTGGTCAAGCAGGGTCGAAAGCTGACGCTGTATTGCGATGGTGTGGGCTTTTATACAGCCGTCCCTGGGGCGTGGGAGACGATCGGCGAAAATAGTGCGTCTGCAGCTGCAGCGGTTGTAGTTACCAATCTTAGCGCATTCAAGCGACTGCGCATTACAGGTTATATGCAGCCGAGCGTTGCGGCTCAATTGCTGTTGCGAACTAGTACAAACAACGGCGTTTCGTTTGATCAAGCTGCCGGCGATTATCAATATTCCGCCGTTTACGGAAACGGAGCAACCGCCGCTTCTATAACCTCGTCTGGAGCAACTGCGGTTTCAGTTGGTGCAGGGGGCACAACAGAAAACTCAGATTTTACCGGCGGTATTCAGTTCGAAATAATTATTGAAAACTTAAATAAAACAAGAGGGGCGAAGGGTCTTATTACTTTCGGCAATAGAGCAGGCAGCGGCAATTTTGCCGTTGGCACGATACAGTTTCTTAGGGCCGGTGCTACAGCACGGAACGCGGTCCAACTTATTACAGGCGGCGCGGTTAACGCGTTTTGGGAAGTTTTGGTTGAAGGGGTTCGAGGATGAGAATCATTGTTAACGGCGAAGAAGTCGAATTGAATTCATCCGAAGCCGCCGAGCTTGCCGCAGGTGCGGTTGTCGCGCCGCCAACTGATTGGTCGATTCCGAAATTGACCGTTGTCCAGCGGCTGACCGATGCGGAGGCAGAAACGGTTTATCCGGCGATGTCAGCAATGCCGGCAAAGCTTCGTTTCGTCTGGGATACCGCGTCGGAAATTCGCGCGGATAGCGAATTCTTCGGCACGCTTCAGACCTTTCTGACTGGCACCATTGGCGCAGATCGCGCCGCCCAAGTCCTGCGGTTGGAATAGCGGAGGTGCGACGATGATCTTTCGCTATCTCCTCTATTTTCCGGCGAACCTCGCGTTCGTGCTGCTGGCCTATCTCCTGTCGCCGCTGCTGGCCGCGCTCTCGCTCCTGGTCGGCCGCAGGCTTCCCGGCATCCTGCAATGGTTTTCCACGCTCGACGCCGACCTGGACGGCGGCATACGCCAGCGCGTGAAGGGATATAAGCCAGGCCTCACCGGCTGGGATCTTTGGTGGCAGCGGATGTGCTGGATCTGCCGTAACCCTGCCCACGGCTGGCAATCACGGCTCTTAGGCATGCCGGCGGCCGGAACCATCATCATTGAGCAGCAGATCACTGAAGCCCCGAAAAATCAGTGGTACGTCATGGAGACGGCCAGCGGCGTTCGGTTCTTCTGCTTCAAGCGCGACCAACCGCTGTTCGGTGGCTTTTACCTCAAGCTTTGGTTCGGCTGGGTAAATAAGTCCTACGACGGCCGGAACCACCACTACGCGTTCCAGATCGGGCCCAAGCGCCGGTCGTAACTCCATTTACAATCTGGAGCCTCCCATGCTCATGCGAACCGTCTCAATTCGCCTGCGACTTGTCCGCTGGTTTCAGCGCATCAGTTATCATCTGCCCAAGCAGGGAGTGCAGAGACTGAGCCACGACAAGGTTCATCCTGATCCGGTTAGTGACCGAGACTACACCGAGATTATTCGCGTCCTGAACGCTGCCTCCCAAGGAAAGGTGAATTACACCGTTGAACTGCCGCGCTTCGGAAATAACGTCGACATAGTCAACCTTCGTTGAGTTGTCGCGCAGTTCCCACCAGGCATCGCCGATAGCAATTCGCTGTCCTGTCGAGATTACAACCCGATTTTCCTGATCGTCACTCATGATCCCCTCCCGTTTAGGGTGATCATCGAATCATTTTTCAATTTCCGCAATCGGAGACATCCATGCTCGTCCAAAACTGGCGGCAGGTGCTGAAACGCGCCTGGAGCGTCCGCCTCATGGTGCTTGCGCTCGTCTTCATCGTCCTTGAGCCGATCTACACCTTCGTGGCCGCCACCTGGGTAGCAAAGAACATCTACATCCAATTGGGCATGTCGATCGTCACTGGCCTCATCACCGTCGCGGCCATCGTCGCCCGCATCTTCGTTCAACAAAAAGTCTCAGGAGATCTGAATGGCAAACCGCCTGCAGAAGGGTAGCGCCGCGGCCGCAATGGCTGTTGCGCTCGTTGGATCGTTCGAAGGGCTTCGGCAGAATGCCTATCCCGATCCGGCCACGCAGGGCCAACCCTGGACGATCTGCTACGGCAGCACGAACGGGGTAAAGCCTGGCGACCACAAGACCGTCGAGCAGTGCAAGGCGCTTCTTTCGCTTGAACTCCAAACCTACGCGGCCGGGATAGAGCGTTGCGTCAAGGTTCCGCTGCCAGATGCGCGCTTCGTCGCCCTCACGTCATTTTCGTACAATGTGGGCATCAAGGCGGCATGCGGCTCCAGCGCGATCAGGCTCATCAATGCCGGCAAGACCGCTGAAGGCTGCGAAGCGCTCCTGAAGTGGAACCGCGCCGCGGGGATCGTGTTCCCGGGCCTCACGCGGCGCCGGCAGAAGGAACGTCAGTTCTGCTTGGAGGGCGTGTGATGCTCTCCCTAATCCCCGACGTCGTAAAGCTGCCGGTCGCCATCGCCCTCGCCATCGCCCTCGGCGCCGTCCTCGCCTTCTACCCGGTCCGTTGGCTTGGGCAGTCCGAAGGCAGGCAGATGGCCGCTACCGCCGCTCTCACGAAATCCGTCCAGGTTCTGCGCGAAAGGAACACGATCGATGATGAAGTTTCTACTTCTGATGCTGCCGCTTTGTGCGCTGATCTCGGGCTGCCAGACGACCAGCAAGCAGAATGTGTGCGACGGGTTCTCTCGCCTGACGCCGAGCCTGCAGACGTCGGTCACGATCCTGAAGACGGATCGACCGTTCGCAAACCAGATTGCCAGCCACAATAAGTTCGGCGCCGCTCAAGGCTGCTGGGAGTAGACGCCGATGATGAATGCAATTTCGCTCGCCTTGACTAATCCGATGCTGAATGCCGGGGGCGGAAGCGGCGGAGATCCCGACCGCTTCATGTTCTTTGCCACGCGCAACCGCATGCCCTCGGGCAACATCGTTACTGCAGCGGCCGGCACCGAATATGTGTGCAGCAAGATTGTCGTCAACACGCCGCAATATAAGACGCGGACCTTCCGCTTCCATCTATCAGGCTCCGCCTCGACGGAGGGCGGCAACTCCCCACAGGAAACAATCGTGACCGGCACGATCGGCACACCGGGAAACTCGGTTGTCGTAGACGCGATGTTCATGCGCGCGCTTGACGGTGTCTTCCGCCAATTGCAGTTCAATGCGTCAAACACCACGACCGTCGCCGACCAGACCAACGGCATATGGACTGATCCTCTAACCACCCCAGACATCGATCCGGAAAGCGCGATCGAACTCTGGACCTTCTATCATACCGCGGCCAGCGAAAAGATTTGGCCGGTCTACCGCATCCAGAAGCATCGCGGCGAACGCGTATGGGGGGCAAGTGACTTCGCAACCCTGCAAGCGTTCATGGCCACGCCGGATGCCGACAGCACCGCCTCGCTCGATACAAGCTATGGCACGCAGGCACAGCCACAGTATTATGGCCCTGATTTCATGGTTGCGAAGGGTGATTGGGACGGTCGTCCGATCGCGCTTGGCTTCGTCGACAGCCTGGGTGAAAGCCGGCAGGAATTCAGCTCGGCGGCCGATACTCGCGGCAATCTCGGCTGGTTTCGCCGCTGGCTCGATATGAATGGTGGCATTGGTCGAATTCCCCATTGCCTCGTAGGTGTGCCCGGCGCGGGATCGGTCCGCGAATATACCGGCACCGGATCGTCCATCGCGACCAGACGCCGGGATATCATCCGCGAAATCTATGCTTTCAACGGCAACCGCTGGCCGTTTACCGTCATCGCAAACCAGATGGGGCAGAACGATATATCCACGTCGTACAGCACGTGGTTCAACACGAACTATCGGTCTCTGGTGACGCGCGCACGTGCTGAATACCCTGGCGTTCGCATTGTCGCATTCCCGCCGCTCGGCCGCACGGATATTCAAAAGACCATAACCCTTACGTCGGTAGGGACGGTGGCAACTGGCACGATAGCCGCAGGAACCACTGGCCTCATCAGCGGGCAAACCGTCACCATCACAGGGGCAACGCCGACCGCTTACAACGGCAACGTCGTCATCACCGTCACAGGTCCCAACACCTTCACCTACGATTTTGCGGGCGGCACGTCGCCGGCGACCGGAACCATCCGCCTCGGCGACCTGGGATTACGAGTCGAGTTTCAAGCCTATTCGGCAAACCAGTCATGGCCGGCTGACGGAACCGACGCGTCAGGAAAGTGGCGGCTGCACGACGATATAATGGCGCAGACGTCGGCTTGCTGTGACGCGGCGATCGATACTTACGCAGCTTGGGTGTCACCGACCAAGGGCGGTGCGTGGCCGAGTATGCTGGAACTGCCAAGCACCACGCTGACAGTCCAGGCCGGCACGGACGGTATTGCCACGTACAACTCTATCACCGTGGCGGACGCGAGCTTCCTTCGACCAGAGCAGACGATAAACCTCTATTCCGGCCCTGACGGCGTAGCGCGCCTAAGCACACAGATCATTGCCAGCATTGCTGGAAACGTGATCACCTACCAGGGCATAAGCGCGGTCGTGATGCCTATCGGAACGGTAGTGCGACCGGCCGCATCGATCGGAGAAAGCACCCCGGCGTCAATGGTGCATCCGCAGCCCATCATGATCGATCAGATTTCGAATGGCGTCCCCCAATCCGAAAAATCGAAATTCGTAGTTTAAGGCATTCCAGGCGATGACATCCAATGACGATATCCTACGCGCGCTCGGCCGTGTCGAGGGAAGATTATCGGGCATAGAAGAAAGCGTCTCCCTCTTGCGGGAGGATGTCAGCGACGAGAAGGATAATGCACACGAAAGCCGATCGGTGATCCATCGACGGCTGGATGAGCAAGCAAAGCAGATCGCGCACCTCGATACGACGGTCGCGATTAGCGGCGGAGTCGATGCGACGCTCCGCGATGAGATCAAGGCGCTCAAGGAAACGGTGGAAAAGAATCACGACTCGGTTCAGCCTGCTCTTGATGAGTGGAGGCGCATGAAGACGCTCGGCTATGGGATCTCAGGGCTAATTGCCTTCGCTGGCCTAACGATTGGGGGGATGATTGCCTATGCCAGCGACGGCGCGGTGGCGGCGCTGCGGCATTGGTTGAAGATCAACTAAGGCGGCCTCCGCATCAAAGGCCCACTTCCGCCTCAACGAGGACGCATGGCTCGATACTATTTTCACCTTCGGCATGGCGAAATTACCATCGCAGAGGATCTAGAGGGCCTAGAATTCCGCACTCCTGAAATGGCCATTGAAGAGGCCACAAAAGCTGCTCGTGAAATGGCTGCGGAGATGATACTTGCCGGTCACCGGGTAGAAGACCAAGAGTTTGAGATTAGAAGTTCAGATGGCGCGGTTCTGAAGATAGTTCCCTTCATATCTGCGGCTGGTTTGGATTGATGGATTCGTCTTCAGTGGTAGGCGCGGAGCTGCGTAACCATAGAGATAAGTTCATAGCCGCAGATGATAAGGCGCAGATCGTCCGGCGCGATGTTGTCTCAGTGAGGAACGCAAACCCGCCTAACCAAGGCGGCAAGTTGATCACCCCCAAGAATCGCATAACGATGCTGACCCGTGCGGATTAGGATCTCGATCGCCTGAAGCTCGTCCAATTGCTCCCTCGCGTATTCGATAGCTGATTGCAAAGAGATGAACTGTTTGTTCGCAGTGCCGGGGAGCCAGCTGTGAACTGTGATCGGAGCGTCCGAATTCATCAACATCTTTTAGCCAGGCTCCGTCAACACAAGTTAGGCGAGAGCGATGTATACCTGCTTTCAACCTGTCAGGCCAGATCTGAGGCTGAATCTGGTTACTGATCGATTGAGAGTTTCATCTAAGTTTACGTTAGCCTGGAGAAAGAAAACCCCGCGACGGCGGGGATCAGGAAGGGGGGTGTTTTCTAGGCAAGCGCATCTTGCACTGCAATATCTTATTCGCACAACTTACATGGATTTGCAATAAATATTACTTTCTAGAGTTATGCGCCCACAGATTTGTTCTCAACTAAAGAGTTCATTGTCGTGTTTCGCTCGAAAATACAAATTGACTTCAGTTTTTCGAGTAATAGTTTTATACGAGTCGGTGGGCCGCTCAGCGATCCTTTGCTAAACCCCGAGCAGTAATTCTCCTGTACGTTGGGCGGCCCCTGACGATTGCCATTAATTGCGATCAGTCACACCAATTATTCCGCTCGGACTCCACTGGCTTGCGAACCGATGACGCTGGCGCCGCGGTGACCGTATCCTGCTCTAATGGCGGTTCAACCGCGTCGGCCTGGCCAACTGCCAAGCGACATTCCTCGCGCTGACCCTCGAATGTGAGAGAATGCCGTCAGTTCAGGACGGCGATAGCCGTAACACCAGCCTCGTCTGCAGCGCGAATAATCGCTGCCCGGAGTTGCTCGGGGTCAGCCTTGCGCTCTATGACGTCTAGGCAGAGTTTGATCGCAAGAAGAAACTCCTCTCCATCATCGGTAGGGAATTCTTTTATGAGCGCGTTGGCGGCCTCCTTGGCCGTCCTCACGCAAAATACCCTGTCGGGATCCTTGAACATAAGAATGACGGGAGCGAATTCGATTGAGGTGCCCCATTCCATTACACAATACTCCTGATGGGATGGCATATTGTTAACGGTGCAAGGGGCGTGCCAATGCACGTGATGGTTTATCAAAAACACCCATGGCATTTGGGAGGGCAATGAATTGGCACCGACGGAAGACGGCGGTGCACTGTGCACACGCCGGCTGCTACGGTTGATCGCAAGGGAGCATTTTTGCGAAGCCGACGCTGGTCGCCGAGATCGAATACCGGGCTTGGACAGATCACGGGAAGCTGCGGCATGCGTCATATAAGGGGCTACGGGACGTAGAGGACGACGTAAAGGTTTATCAAGTCGACTGATTGGTATCAAAAGCGTTCAGTAGCTCCTGAAATGCCTCTCTGGACGTTTTCTGAAACCTTGCCATGTTTGTCGAACAGGCAATTTTCGGAGTGCCAGATGAATGGTGGCAGCTTGACAGCCATTAGGATTGCGGTTGTGGACGACCACCCTCTTTTTCGAGAAGGGGTGAGCCGCAGTCTGTCCGAAATCAAGGATTTCGTCGTTGTCGGCGAAGGGGCAAGCGCCGATGACGCGACCACACTGGCGGCGTGCCATATGCCCGACGTCCTTTTGCTCGATGTATCCATGCCTGGAGGAGGGATCGATGTGATTTCCGAAATCGTGGCGCGAAGCCCGCAGACAAAGGTCATGATGCTGACTGCCTCGGAAGACGTCGATCACCTTATTGCGGCCCTGCGACGAGACGCAGCCGGATACGTCGTCAAGGGTATCGGATCACGCGGACTTGCTGAGGCCATTCGAACGGTCGTCGGAGGCGCGAGGTACATCTCGCCGAGCATGCGAGCCAAGGTCGATAAATACCTCCTCGACAGACCGGCTTCACTGACTCCCCGCGAAACCGAAGTGATAGAACTGGTAGCCGAAGGACTTTCAAACAAGCATATCGCGCGCCGCTTGGACCTCCAGGAGAAAACGATCAAGCATCACATGACTGAAATACTGTTCAAGCTTGGCGCCAGCAATCGGACAGAGGCAGCAATTAAGTGGCGCCAGGGCCTGGCGCAGCGCTGAAGATCGGCTGCATCACTTGTCGAGATCCTTTAAACTGTGGAAATTCGCAATCGTGCCCCGCATCTTTTGCGGGGCTTTTTTCATCTGGATCCATCGGCGCGAGAACCGGTTCAGGCAAGACTATCGCGAGCTTTCCAGGCGGCCATCGGAGCGCAGAAGGTTCAGCCAGGCCTGCGACGCTTTCTCCCCGCCTGTGCTCCCGAAATGGCAATCGTCGTAGCGGTCGTCTCCATCGAGTAACGCGTCGGAATTGACGCCCTCTCGGATACCGTGGCCGCTTTTTGACAGGGCCATTTGCGCCCGCACGACCGCATTGTCTGGAATATGCTCCTTGAAGCCGCCGTTGCTCGGTTCGAGGCATTTCGATGCGATCGAAATGTAAACGGGTGCGTCGACGCCGTGCTGACGCAACGTGTTGACCATCGACATGAAACGTTCCTGGTAGGCCTCTGCAGTGGTGCCCATGACGAGGTCCGCCTCTCCTTGCACCCAGAGGACGTTCGTTATCCGGTAACCGGAATCCTGAAGCTTTTTCACTGTATCGACCAGCACGGGATTGAAGTCACCACCTGCCGCCCATCGCGCGACCTCAGATCCGGAATAGGCGAAAGGTGCGAGGATGACGTTGTCATTTTGTCCCGATGCGATCAAACTGTTCGCAAGCAGCGTCCAATACTCTCCCCTGGTATTGGTCGATCCAAGAAGTGGCGAAGCTGCGATAAAGCACTTTTTGTCAAAGGCGTTTACAACGCGAGCGCCATAATTCGACCGGTGCCGTTGTCCACCGTAGTTGGCCGCGTTCGATTGGCCAAGAATGAGTAAGACGGCAGTTCGGTCGGTCTGAGGCGGGCAGGCCACAAGCGTTTTTGATTCATCGCCGATGAGCCGTCCCTTGTCGTCGAACGTGTAACGGCTTGGAGCTGCCACCTTCTCTCCGACAACCTGTTTCTTCAGCCCGGAAAGTTGTGGCCAAGGAAAAATCTCACGTCTCGCGCTCATGCCGCCCAGAAAGTAGATTGCGATCAAGGCGGCCAGACCGAATGCCATTGTTTTCTGCATGTCGTTACCTTTCAAAGGCGGCGCCATCAGGGAGATTCTGACTGGAGTAGTTGGGCAACATGCTGAAAACCTCCCTGACGTCCTTTCAGCAGGTATCAGGAGAAGCTAAGCCGGATCGCGCCGAGGGAAAGCCGGACTTAAGTCTGGCTGTTGATGACAGACCTGATCTTCATATCTAATGCGAGGTGAACGTCCGTGGCGACGGAAAGCTACGGCTCGCGTCCCTCTTCTGTCACTCAGGCCGTCCCATCCACGTCCCCGTCTTCATCCAATGCATGCACCGGCAGATAGGTGTTCTTCTCCATCCACTCCCGGACGATAAACCTGATCGTATCATTGCGCGTCTTTCCGAGCTCGCCGGCTAGGTCGCGCAGAGCGTCCTCGACATCATCTTCCATCGAGACGGTGCCGGCATTACGAAGCCGCAGCGCTGCCCGACGGAGCATGATCTGCAGATCTGCTCGCGAGATATCGGCTATCCGATCGGCGGCTTCTTCGAGGAGGGTGGCGGTATCGGGCGAACTCATCAGTGGATTCGCTTCGATGCGTCCTCGATCTGCTCAAGGATCTGGACCAGCCCCAGCACCACATTCTTGCTGAGGCGCGCCATGATGAGGCCGGACCGCTCAGCTATTTCACCGGTGCGCCGGTCGAATATTGTCCAGGTGTCGTCTTGCTCTTTGCGAGCGCCGAAGCGCGGTTCCTCAGTCATCCGGTGATCTCCCTTGGTCGGTATTTCATTAGCGCGTCCGACTGTGAAGTGCACGAGGTGATTGCCCGCTGACAATTGCGTGCCGGCTCGATGAAGCCTAGTTATTGTCGAGAAGACGGCTTCGGCGAATCTGGGGGCAAGGAATGGGGTGGTTTTCTCGTGATCGCGAGTTCGAGGAGTATCAGCGCCGAGAGCGCGCGCTGGAACAATCAAAGCCCCAGGAATATCTGGCCTACTTTATTGGCATCAACAGCAAAGCAATTGTCACCGAACTGCGGATCATCCGATGGGTCTTGATTGCGATTCTGATGATGCTCGTTACGCTCGCAAACTCTCTGCTGCCGGCAGGATGGTGGCATCGGAGCCTGTGAGATAGAGGGTCGATGCAGAGGAAAAGAAGTTGCGGGAGAGTTTCCTGATAGGAATTTCTTTCAACGCCTTCTGTTGGAAGAGCTCGGGCAATAAGGACTTGGTTTGTGGAGAAGATAGTGGAGTTCGCTAAGGTACTGTTTGTAGGGACCGTGCATGAGCGGTTCGCCAACGCGAAAATGATTTCTGACTATGTCGGTATGATCATTCGTTTGACCGCTATGGTCATTCTCACGAAATTCACCCAAACCTCTCTTTCTGTGCTCGGGTTCGAGACCAGCTCCGCCGCATGGCTTTCGATCATGATAGTTCTCTATGGGATCTGTTTCATGCTTCTGGTGTCGGTAGTGACCATTCCCTATGGCATCGCGCAGATGGCGCTATTTGGCAATACGCGGCCCGGAATCAAGGGGCTCTTCCTTTTCTTGATGTCGGGTATACTGGCCATTGTTGCGTCATATGGAATGATGGGCTTAGCTGGCATGTTAGCTATTGCAGTCATGCAAGGTGTGAAATAGGGGCAACCGCCGGCGCTCATTCAAGTTCGCGGGGATCTCGTGCTTGTGGAAATCATCCTCAATAGAGGATTAACGTCGGCGCACCTTTTTGTTGACTCCTGGCGCCATAGATTCAAAAATTCTCTCGTTACGCGGGAGGATTATCAACAATGTCCGAACTCGAAGACCTTTTACGACAGAAAGCTGAGATCGAGGCCAGGATCCTGGAAGTCCGGGCCGGCGAAGTCGACAGGCTTAAATTCGACCTCGCTGCCATCGCATATCAACTCAGGGAGCTAAATGCTCTTCCTAAAACTCTCGTCGCCGCCTTCACCGACAAAGCGGGCACATTCAATGTGTATCGCACTATGGGTGTGAAGAGACCTCAATAGCGACGTGCATTTCGCCCGGAGGTGCGCCATGAATTTGGCATATCTTGCCCGGGGTGCGGCGTCTGCTGAGCGTGCCAGGGCACGGATGCTGCGTTCCGGCTATACGGTCTGGGGACAAAAGCTCTGGAGCGAGGAGGAGGATTTAATCTGCCGTCTCTTTCACCCAGACTATTTTGCTTTGCGCCAGATCCTTTGCAATCGGACTGACCGGGCTATTCAGGCGAGATGCCGGAAGCTGGGCTTGGTGAGGCCTCGGCAGTCATGGGAGTGGCTGGCTCGTCAGAAGCTTCGAAAGCTTTATCCGGAAGCGACGTACGACGAGCTCTGCGCGGCTTTCCCCGGCCGTGACCTGCAAAACATCCAAGCGGCGGCGCGTTATTATGGATTTAAGCGGAAGAAGAAGCCGTACAAGAAAACCGGGGTTCCAGCGCTCGATGCCGTCCGATCGAGATGCTACGACGTGAAGATCAATATGCGGGAACTCGATGAGGATTGCCGCACGAAGAAATATTTCCAAAAGCGGGGATGTCGGCCGCAATATCCGAACTTCCGAGCAATAAATCGCGCTGCCTCGTATCTTGGAGGCTATCTTGATTTTCACTTTCCTCCGGAGACCTAA